CAGAAGCAAGTGAATATGCAGCAGCTGCATTAGCAAATTCTATGGATTATACAGATGAACTTGCTATAACAGCAGCAACCATGAGTTCTACCGCATCTCAGCCATCTATATCAGCAAATACGTTGACAATACCAACAGTACATGGACCTATTGGTCCAACGGGTGCATCAGGTGCTAAAGGCCCAACGGGTGCATCAGGAGCTAAAGGCCCAACGGGTGCATCAGGAGCTAAAGGCCCAACAGGTGCATCAGGCGCTAAAGGTCCAACGGGCGCATCAGGTGCTAAAGGCCCAACGGGTTCGTCAGGTGCTAAAGGTCCAACTGGTGCATCAGGTGCTAAAGGCCCAACAGGTGCTCAAGGTAATCCTGGCCCGACAGGTGCTGGTTCTTCTGTAGCAATAAGCAACACAACAGCACAAAGATATTTGGTCGGTATCAGTAGTAATGGCGCAACTTTCAATTCCACAAACGCTGGAATGAATACAAGTGTTTATATGACAAATGGGCTTATTTATTCATTGTCAGATGAAACATTAAAAACATTTAGCGGAGATATTGAATGTGATTTTGAAAAATTAAAACAAATTCCAAAACAATATTTTGAATGGAACAGTGGTGAACCTGAAGGTCGTCAAATCGGTACGTCAGCACAAAAAGTTGCTGAGATTTATCCTGAACTTGTGGATATTGATGAAAATGGAGAATATGCTGTTGCATATGACAAACTTTCAATGGTTGCTCTTGCTGCTGTTGATAAATTATATGATGAAATAACCCACATAAAGGAAGTCTTACGTAAAAACTATGGAATTGTGATAGACTAACAATATGTGTAATAAAAGGAAAGCGCATCTGAATAAGGTGCGCTTTTTTATTTACAATAAGTCATTTATTTGTATATTTTTTAAAAAAATTATATGAAAAGAATAGGTATTTACTGTTTTACATTTTCAAAAGAATATGTATGGGATGAAGAAAGTTATATAAATGGAACTATTGGAAATTCCGAAGCGTGGGCAATTAAATTATCAGAAGAATTGTCCAAAAAAGGAAATGACGTTTATGTATTTGCTAACCCAAATCAAGAACATGTTTCAAAAAATGGTGTTCATTTTTTGAAAAATGAATGTTTTGAAAAATATTGTAATGAACAAGCATTTGATTATATCATATTAAGTAGGACTGTTGAAGCATTGAAATATGTTAAAAACTGTAAAAATGTTTATTTAATGTGCCATGACGCTGACATTATTGGATATTATAACGGTTTCATTAACGGTGTTAAAAAAGTTATGTATAAGTCAGATTTTCAACGTGAAATCCTTAAATTAAAATATGGAATACCAGATAACAAGTTATATAAAACATTTGAATGTATTGACCAAGCATTGTATGATAAATATGATGGTATTAAAAAGACAAATAAAATGTTAATTTCAGGAGAATTTGGTGGTGGTATTAGATGGCTCATTGAAAACGTTTTCCATAAAATTAAAAAAGAAATTCCTGATTTTGAACTTCACATTATTGATTATAATAATATAGGCAGTCAACTATACAATCAGGATGGAATTTTCGTACATGGAAATTTAAACATAGAAGATTATGTAAAAATGCAATGTTCTTCAAAGATTTGGATATATCCTTCACATGGATATGATTCTGAATTTAATAGAAATAATGAAACTTTTGGCATTTGCAGTGTTGAAAATGCATATGCAAAAAATGCTTGTATTTTAGGAAAATGGGGGTGTTTTGCATCAACTCTTGAAGGTTATAATGGATTTGTGGGTAATAATCTTTTCAGCAACATTATGGAGCCTATGGAATATGATAATGTTGAAAAGTTTGCTGATGCGTTAGTTAATGATGCCATAAAATGCCTTAAAGATGAAGAATATAGGATGTCAAAGGTTGCTTCTTCATATGAAATAAGTAAAAAATACTCAATAACTGCTCTTTGCAATAACATTGAAAATATGTTTTCAGACCAAGATGACAAAGAATTAAAAGTACTTCTTTGCTGTATTGGAAGACTTGAAAATATGTATATTAGAGAATATGTTGAATATTATAAAAGCATTGGATTCACAAATATATGCTTGTATGACAATAACAGAGACGGTGAAGATGATTTCCATGAAGTGATTGGTGATTATATTGATAATGGGTATGTTATATTAAAAAATTATAGGAATATAACTACACCATGTCAATTTAAAGCATATGATGAGTGCTATGCTGAATATGGAGATAAATATGATTGGATTGCGTTTTTTGATATTGATGAATTTTTATTTATGAACCAAGAGAATAATGTGTCAAATTTGTTATCAAACAAAAGGTATGATGGATATAAAATGATACATTTCAATTGGCTTATGTTTGGTGATTGTGATATGGTATATAATGATGGAAGACCGATGAGAGTAAGATTCACAAAGCCATTAGACGTTAATTCAATGTGTGATTATGGTTTTCCTGAAACATTCCATATAAAATCTGTTATAAGAGGTGGCCTTGGAAAAATAACATTTGGTCCAACACCACATACTGTTAGCGATATAGATAATTGTTGTAATTCTTACGGAATACCATGTGACCCAAAATCACCGTTTACTCCATATGATTTTAGGATTGGCGGATTACTTCATTTTTCAACAAAAACAGCAGAAGAATATGCAAATAAAGTAAATAGAGGCTTTTGTGATGGTAATTTGGGGTCAAAACAATCTCTTGTAGAATTATTCTTTAAGAGAAATAAAGTAACAAAAGAAAAAGTTGAATTATTCAAAGAAAAAACAGGAATTGATGTTAGTTACTTACTTCCTTATAGTGGTGAAAAAAATAAAGATGTAAAAATCTTTTCTCTATGCTACAGAAGAAAAGACTTTAAATTTTTAGATGATGCTGTTGTAACGCCTTTACAAGTTGGCGCATCGAATAATCAAGGTGTTTGTGATTTAAAAGATAACACTGGTGATAACATTTCAAACGAAAACTATTTCTTTGTTGAATCAACAGGAACTTATTGGATTTGGAAAAATGTAAAAGATGCAAAATATAAAGGACAAATGCAATACAGAAGACCTCTTGAAGGTGTTGACTGCACAATGAATTTTGACGATATTTTCAGTAAATATGATGTGATAACTTGCAAGCCGTTCAATCATCCTGAAAACAGCAAGCCAACAAAAGAGCAGCCAATGTGTATTCCTGCACAAACAGTTGAAGAAGGTTATAGATTTTCAAATTGTATTGATGATTTATATATATTGGAATTAGCAATTAAACGTTATCATCCTGATTACGCCGAAGATTATGACAAATACATAAAAAAAGGTGAAAATCTTTATTATTCAAATGGATTTGTTATGAGGTCTGAAGACTTTGATAGATATTCTGAGTTCTTGTTTGATTGCCTTGGCCATTATTTGGAATTAGCAAAGATTAATAATTTTGAAGAACTATTAGACCACGTAAAATATAACATTGAAACAGGAAAATACATACGCTACGAAAAAGAACCCATAACAGATGGGGCGATTAAATGGCAAACTGAAATTGGCGGATTTTTGTCAGAAAGGGTTTGGACATTATGGCTTCAGCATAATTTTAGCCATGATAAGATTTATGAATTACCATATATAAAGATGGAAGAAAATATGTACACTTAATATGTTAAAAATAGGTTTTTCTGATTTTTATGGATATAAAAATAGCCCGTTTGATTGGTTTGAGATTGATGATTTTATTCTAAGGGCGTTTCGTGAATATGGCATTGACTATTTAGTAGTTGACCCAAGCGATGAAGAGTGTGATATTGTGTTTAAAAGTGTATTTAAAAATGGAGCACCAATAAAAGGGCATCCAATTATAATAGGGTACACTGGCGAACCAATTTACAATGTTAAAGATGCTGTTTTATCATTGACTTTCGATGATGATAGTGAAACAAATTTGTACTACCCATCGTGGCAGACACAATCAAGAAGATATTATGAAAATCCAATTGTAAAAAACGCAGACGAAAAAAGACTTTTTTGTAGTTTTGCTCAAGGTGTTGAAGTTGAAAAAAGAACAGCAACATATTTTTATTTGTGTGAAAATTACAAACAGATTATATCTTATGGCTCAATATATTGTACAAATGGCTATCAATTGAAGAATTATAAAAAAAATTTTAAACTTTTTCAAGATGCACATAGACAAGTTAAATTTAATATGTGTTTTGAGAACGCCGAAACAAGTGGAAAAACAAGTTTTATAACAGAAAGGATAATACATGCATATGCTTTTGGCACTGTGCCTATTTATTGCGGTGCTGAAAACATTGTTAGGTGGTTTAATCCTGATAGTTTTATAAATTGTAACGGTCTTACAAATGAGGAAATTTTGGAAAAAGTTGCAGAAGTTGATAATAATGACAGCCTATATAGGGATATGCTATACGCAAAACCGTTCAAAGAAGATATAAATTGGAAAGAATATAGTTATGAAAGATTAATAAGTTTTCTAAAAAGCAAAAATGTGATATGAAAGATGTTGCTGTAATAATAATGAGTTATAGAAGCCCTTTAACTGAGTTTGAACAAATATCATTTGAACGCTGCATAAATGTATTTTCAAAAAGGGATATTTTTTTGGTTAGTCCATGGAATATACCAAAAGATGAATATATCAAAATGAACAACAATAAAGCAAACATAACATTTTTTAATTTTGACCCGAAATGGTTTGAATCAACAGTTACTTACAGTAAAATGCTAATGCAAAAATGGTTTTATAAACTTTTTTTGGATTACAAATACATTCTTATATATCAATTGGATTGCTATGCATTTCAGGATAATTTAGATTACTTTATGGGCTTAGACTATGATTATTACGGTGCTCCATGGGTTTGGTGTAATGTGTTTAGGTGTGTAGGAAATGGTGGATTTAGCCTTAGAAAAGTAAGCGCAATGTTAGAAAATCTTGAAGAAAGAAAGGATTTGGATTACATTAATAGTGATGAATGTAATGATTTAATTGAAGATTTTGCTTATTGTACGAGTTTTTATCCATTAAAAAATATATGTCCGTTTGAAATTGCTGATAAATTTTCATTTGAAACAAATATTTTCCTTAGAGATGCTGACCAATTAAGTTTTGAAGATTTTCCAATGGGACTTCATGGGTTTTCAAAAGATAATACATTTGAATATGAAGGAGAATTTTTTAATTTAAAAAATGATATGGAAAAAGCGATTAAACGATGGGAAGAATTGAAACAATTAAAAAAACAATAGTATAAAAACACAGTAAAACTATTTATTTAAGAAAAAGATAATTTAATGGCTAAGCATCAAAAATACGGAATAAAATATCCATTTACTTCAAATAATGATGATAACATTTTTCTTGATGTAAATGATACCGAAGCCGACTGTGTAAAGTCTAAGGTTTTACATGTCATATTCACACCAAAGGGGCAAAAAATAAGAGACCCTGAATTTGGTACTGATTTGATAAAATTTATATTTACACCAAATGATGAATATTCAGCATCTGAAATAAAAACCGAAATATCTGAATCCATTAAGAAATATGTTCCAGAAGTGGAATTTAGAGACTTTAATGTTTTTAAAGATGAAAACGATGAAAATTCAATCATAGTTACAATAGAATATGGCGTTAAAGTTGGAAATAAAACAGAAATAACCACTGTAGGAGTTAAGATATAATGGAAAAAGGCATTTCATATTTAAACAGAACGTTTCAAGATTACAAAGAAGCGTTAATTGAATTTTCAAAAAAATATTATCCTGATTTGGCAACATCATACGATGATGCTTCTGTTGCTTCATGGCAAATTGATTTGGCCGCAGACATTGCGGACAATTTGTCATATCACATAGACAGAGTGTATCAGGAAACGAATATTGACAGTGCGCAAGAAAGGGCATCATTATATGCAATAGCAAGGAACAATGGCGTTAAAATCCCTGGCCCAAAAGGTTCAATGGCTGAAGTTAGAATAAGTTGCATACTACCTGTTAGTTCAAATGAGCCTAATTGGAATGTGGCCCCAATAATCAAAAGAGGTACGAAATTTTCTTCAACGTCTCAAACATTTGAATTATTAGAAGATGTTGATTTTGCTCTTCAATATGATGTAAATGGAAATACAAACAGAACAATATTACCAAAAGTAAATACAAATGGAATTATAACGGGGTACACTGTTTCAAAACTTGCAGTGGTAACAGCAGGTGAAACACGTGTTTATAGACAAGTTTTACATGCAAGTGACATATATCCGTTTATGGAAGTTGTTTTACCTTTTGAAGGTGTTATGAATATTGAATCAGTATTGGAAATTGATGGAACTGACACAAGGGTAACACCACCACCTTACGGCGATTTTTATTCAGTAACTGATTGTGAAGGTAAAAAAAGATTTTACGAGGTTGACAATCTTTCGCAAAATTGGGCTTGGTTAGACCAAGAAAATAATGGAAAGCCTTTAATGTACACGTATGACCAAAATGGATTACCATATAACAATAGCAGCGCAAATAAGCCTGTATTCTATATAACAAAAGGAGAATGGAGGCCAATTGAAAGAAAATTCATTACTGAATATTTGGATAATGGGTATATGAAAATTATATTTGGCTCAGGAAATGGTAGTTCATTTAACAATGTAATAGGGCCAAATTCAGATATGGCAGCATTTTCAAGATGGCAAATTACAAGAATATTAAATAATGATAATCTTGGTATATTACCAAAAGCAGAAAGTACGCTGTTTATATTATATAGAATTGGTGGCGGCTCAGCAAGTAATGTTCCAAAAGGCTCTATTAATAAAATATCAACATTAAATGCTGAATTTAGGGGTGATAGTACTATTGCAAATGCAATCTATCAAACATTAAAAGTTGAAAACACAACACCTTCAGTTTCAGGTAAAGATATTCCAAGCGAGAGCGAACTTAGGTATTTGATTAAATACAATAAAGGTGCTCAAAATAGGTGTGTTACTGTAAAAGACTATATTGATAGAATTTTAAGATTGCCACCTAAATATGGTACACCTTTCAGGGTTGGCGTTATGGAAGAAAACAATAAGATAATGGTGTATCTTCTTGGTATTGATGGTGATGGAAAATTAAACGACACAATACCCGTAACTTTAATTAACAATATTGTAAATTATCTTTCAGGCTATAGAATGATAAACGATTTTGTTGAAGTTAAAAGTGGTAAAATAGTAAACCTATCATTTGATATAGATGTAATTATTGATAAAAATTATGAAAAAACAGTTGTAATTTCTGACATAATCAGCGTTATAAAGAATTACATGGATGTCAATACAAAATTCATGGGTGATGAAATATATGTTGGTGATATGGAAAAAGAAATTTCAAAGACTGACGGTGTTATAAACCTAATTGATTTTAGGGTATATAATGAGCATGGAGAAGGGTATTCGGCGAATTTGATAGGGCAAGAAACAATACCGCCAAATGCTTATGATGATGAAATATATTATCTTGGTGACGGTGAATCGGACCTTATTGACATAGAAGCAACAGATGGTATCTTGTATAGCGATGGCGATAGTATGTTTGAGGTTAAATACCCAGAAAAAGATATAAGAGTTAGAATTAAAGAAAAATAAGTATAAAACACATGTAAATGAAGAAAGAGCGGTAGGTTTATCGCTCTTTTTTGTTTATAATTGGGCCACTTTTTTTATATTATAAAATATAAGAATAACTATTTATTAACGACAACATTGATATTATGGGATGCAATTGCAAAACTAATCAACAAATATCATATCTTCAACGAAAATACGGAGATAAACAACCAAAAAGTAAAACAACACATATACGTGAAATGGTTTCAACTACCATAAAGAATATTTTACTTATCATATTGATGATTCCAATTGTGCCTATATTCGGGGTGTTTTTACTTATAAGACCTATTTTCACAAAAAAACCAATTGATATAAAGAAAACTTTCAAAATAAACAGTTAATATGGCAGAAACAAACAAATCATATAGAATTAGGACCGATATTGGTAAAGATAACACAAAAGATTACATTACCGTCAGTGCCGATTTAATCCAAGATTACGACACATTTGAGGTCCTTTCTGTGGATATAAAAAGCAAAGACGCATATCAACTTCATAATTCAAATTATGGTGTTGTTGTTGGCCGTGTTCTTGCTAACAATGGGTTTGGTATTCCAAACGCAAAAATAAGCATATTCATAGAAGCCGACATAAACAATGGTATTGATGTTGGTAATATATATCCTTTCAATTCAAGTGTTGGTAGGGATAAAAATGGCGTTAGATACAACCTTTTACCAAACGAGCGTGTTGATGGATGTCATCAAGTTGTTGGAACATTCCCAACAAAGAGATATGCGCTTGATAATGATGTTATTTTGGAAGTTTTTGACCATTATTATACATACACAACTAAGACTAACAATTCAGGTGACTATATGATTTGTGGAGTTCCTACGGGAGCACATACAATTCACATGGATTTGGATTTGTCTGACTGTGGAATATTGTCACAAAAGCCAAGGGATTTCGTTTATAAAGGCTATACAATTGAACAGTTTGAAACACCTACAAAGTTCAAAGGAGGTACTGACTATAATAATCTTAGCCAAATATTCACACAGGACCAAGTTGTGAATGTAAACCCATTTTGGGGTAATAGCGACCTTGGTGAGACAATTGGAGTAAGCAGGTGTGATATTGATGTTAACTTTAAGTTCGAGCCTACTTGTGTGTTTATGGGTTCTATAGTTAGTGATAATGCATCTAATGGCTTTTCTAAAAAGTGTATTCCTACTGATGCTATGGGGTACATGGATGAACTTGTAACTGGTGAAGGAAAAATCGAAATGATTAGAAAAACGCCTGGTGGTTCTGTTGAAGAATTTTCAATTAAAGGAAACAAGTTAATCAATGAAAATGGTGTTTGGTGCTATCAAATACCAATGAACCTTGATTATATGGTTACTGATGAGTATGGTAATATGGTCCCAACCGACAATCCTGAAAAGGGTATTCCAACAAGAGCGTGTGTTAGATTTAGGATTTCAATGGATGATAACGAAGAAAATCCTGATTATTTCCACAGAGCAAAAGTGTTAGTACCTCATAATCCACAGATTGTCAACGGTGTAGAAGAGAAGTATGACTATGAATTTGGCTCATTTACAAGGGACGAATCATTTCGTGATTTGTTTTGGAATAATGTTTATTCTGTAAAATCATACATTCCAAGAATACAAAAAAACAACAATTGGAGAAAAGAAAAATTCTCAGGCATTAAACACTGTAATAAATTTGGCCCAAATAACCCAATGCCATATAATAACATAAGAATTAAATTACCTCTTATGTTCATTATTATGTGTGTTATAATAAAAACTTTTGTGTTTTTAGTAAAAATTGCAAATACGGTTATTTCTTTTTTGGGGTATGTTTTGTCTTATATTGGTACAAGAAGATTCTTGGATATTTCAAAAGGAAATGGATATGGTTGGATACAGATTGGAACATGGAGAATTGCTTGGGCTCCAATGTTACCAAGTGTTTACAAGTATGCGACAAAATTGAAGTTAATTGTTCTAAAAGACGGGCTATGCCCTGATTTGGAAAATTGGTTTTTTGCGCCAGCATTTGGTTTCGTGTCTAAATTCTTTAAAAGTGACTTTAAATTTAAATATAAAATTTTAAAAGAGACTAACAGAGGCTCTTGTAGACAAGGCTATCATAAATGCGCTGATTTTTGTGGGTGCGGCGATGATACAAATGAAACTGTTCCAGGCAATGATGGTAATGATGATAACACGGGAAATAATAATTGTAAAATTGGTACAGGGTGGCATTATTGTTCACAATGTGCAGGGTGTACGACACCTGAGCAATATAACATATTAAAACAAACTATACATTATGTTTTAAATGAAGATGAAAATGGTGATAAAGCAGATGAAGGAATAGATTCTGATGACCCACATTCAATAGATGACCAAAATGCAGACCCTGACGATGAAACACATTGCTTGACAATAAATACTGATTATTTATTGCCTTGCATTGAAATGAATTTGGCACAAGAGTATAATGTAATTAATTTTGATTTCTACAATGATTGGATAAACGGTGTCATCTATAACCCAAGGTGGGTTAGGTATTTGAAGAAAAAAACAAGGTTTTTATGGATTACATGGTCTAATGAAAAGATAAAAGGTTGTGTGGATAATGTATTCTTTAATGAAAGAAAATATGTTCAACAATGCTCTGTTGGGTATCAAAAAGATAACATTGACGGTTATGAAATAATAACGAAAGTTGAAAGTCCTCTTAACACAAAAAAAGAAGGCCCGTCAAATTACGCTTCTGATTTGGCTATTATAACTAAAAAAATAATTAAAGGTAATAATTTCCATAAAAAATCAGGATTTAGCGTTTCACGTGTTTTTGGTAAACAAGGTGGAGTATGCCATCAAGCAACAACATTAAAAGGACAAAAAGTTTACTATTTAAAACCATGTGAATTTAAGACTGGAAGTTATAAAAACAGAAAAACAATTCTTTATGCTACCGATATTGTTTTGTTAGGAACATTTAATGATTGTGATTTGAATGGTGTACCAAAGACATTTACACATTTGGTAAACACAACATATATAATGCCTACAAACCTTGCATTAACAAACATGGATACTAACGGCCCATTATATGCAACTGATGATGGGACAATATGTATGGGTGGTGAAACATCTCAAGGTGTTGATGTTAGTGA